ATGCGGGCTCTGATGCGGATGCGGGAAAGTTACGAGGGTCGCATTCCCATCGATCACACGACACCCTCCGCTGACCGGCCGACGCGGGAGGAACTCGATTCGATGGTCGGCGACAAGCGCTACCTGAAAGATCCGGCATTCAGGGCGAAAGTCACTGCAGGCTTCGAGAAATTGTACGGCACCGGAGTCGTCCCGTAGCAAGTTCAAACGGGGGGATTGCATATCGTGAAATTGTGGATTACAGTGCGGGCAGGCTAACCGTTCGCAAGGACGGCCCTGAACAACGCTACAGCGTTCGGGTGGCGCTCGTAAGGCGCAAGTACCGGCCCCGGCCTATTGGCACCGGGTCAACCGTGGCGAGAAGAAGTCTTTTTCTCAACGGATTGAAAGAGGTGCCACATGGCAATTCAACTCTCGACCGCCTACATCGCGCAGTTCGATGCGGAGGTCAAACAGGCATACCAGGGCACGTCGGTACTGCGCGGAACAGTGCGTACGCGAACCGGTGTCGTGGGTTCCACCCATCGCTTCCCCAAGATCGGCAAGGGCGCGGCGCAGCCGCACGTTCCGCAGTCCGATGTCACGCCGATCGGCGCCAGCTACAGCACGGCGACCGCAACGCTCTCCGATTGGGATGCGCCGGAATACTCGGACATCTTCATGCAGCAGAAGGTGAATTTCGACGAGCGCCGGGAACTGGTGCAGGTGGTGGGCAACGCGATCGGCCGCAGGTTCGACCAGCTCATCATCAACGCGATGGTCGCGGCCTCGAGCCCGGAAACCGTCAGCAATGACATCGGCGGAACGGACTCCAACCTCAACGTCACGAAGCTGATCGAGGCGAAGCGGCTGCTCGACAAGAACAACGTGCCCCCGGGCGACCGCTACATTTTGTGCCATGCGAACAACTTGGCCGGGATGCTCGCCGAAACCCAGGTCACATCCGCCGACTTCAACTCGGTCAAGGCGCTGGTGCAGGGCGAACTCAACACGTTCCTCGGCTTCAAGTTCATGACCATCGGCGACCGCGACGAGGGCGGGCTTCCGCTCGCAACCAACGATCGCAGCGTGTTCGCGTGGCACCGCCAAGCGATGGGCATGGCGGAAGGCATCGCGCCGCGCACCGCGATCGACTGGATCCCGCAGAAAGTATCGTTCCTCGTGAACGCGGTTTTCTCAGCGGGCGCAGTCACGATCGACGACGAAGGTGTGGTCGTCATCACCTGCGACGAAGCGTAACCCTTAACCGCCAAGGAGATTCAACATGGCATTTGACATCGACAATCTGCAGCGAATCGGCGGCAGCGTGAAGGGCCAAACCACGAATTTCGGAGCCCCCACGATCTGGAGTTACAAGACGAATGATGCGGTCTCAGCGGTGGACGCGGCCGGCTATTTCGACAATGGCGCGACCACCAACACGGGGGCTCGCAACCTCCTGTCAATCGGAGACTTCATCTTCGTCCACGGCACGCAGGACACGGTCCCAACCTTCGGGTTGCTGGCCGTGAACGCGAACGCGAGCGGCATCGTCGACACCACGAACACGCTGCTCGGCACCACGATCGATTCCGACTAGGAATTGATCGGATGGCGGCGCTCTACAAGGAGCGCCACGAGGGGGCGGCCCTGGTGGTGGGGTACGCCCCCTCGGTGCGGTTAGATGTGACCGCGGCGCAACTGCTTCGTCCCGGAGCGGTGCTCCTGGGCGTCAAGTATGCGGCGGTGCTGTATCAGGAGATCGAGCACGTGTGGACGCAGCATACCGAGCAAGCTCCAGACATCCGGGTGCGCGCCGGCCGCAAAATCTCTATTCACGGCCGGCCTTCTCGTCTGCAGCATCGCCGCTCGACTTGGGTGATTCCCGGTAAGACCTCCGATCTCGATTACGCCTGGCCTAGCCTGTCATGGGTCTATGGCGGCAGCGGCTTCTGCGCCGGTCTGTGGGCGCGTCACGGCATGGGCTTTTCCGAGGTCATCCTTTGCGGAATCCCGATGGATACTGGCGGCTACGCACCCGAGATCGCTCAATTCAAGGTGCCGCGCGGTGATGGCGGCAAGTCGTTCGTGGACGCGCCCGCGCTTGCTCGCTGGCGCAACCTTGTATCGGAATTCTTAAAAGACGGGCGCGCGGCGGGCATCACCAGCATGAGCGGGTGGACGAGATCCGCCTTGGGGGCACCATGCTAACGGTATCTTGCGTCCTGAGAAGTGGCGGAATCTATGACGCAGAGTGGGTCAAGAAACTCCGTGATGGAGTCGCCAGGAATCTGAAAGTCGATCACCGTTTCGTTTGCTATAGCGATACCGACGTTCCTTGTGAGCGCATCCCGTTGCGCCACAACTGGCCGGGATGGTGGGCAAAAATAGAGTTGTTCGACGGTCGCGTTTCTGGCCCACATATCTACTTTGACTTGGATAATGTAGCGATGGGTGATCTCTCCCCGCTCATCGACTGCCAGCACGAATTCTCCATGCTGCGCAACTTCCACCGTCCGCAGCACGCAAGTTCATGCCTGATGTGGTTCAAGGAGTCAGCCCCGGCCGGCGTATGGGATAAGTTCATCTCTGATCCAAAGCGGTGGATGGAGTATTACGCAACCGACCGTAGCGGCGCCTATTGGGGCGATCAGGCATTCATTTGGGATGCGCTGGATCGCAAAGTCCCCCTCATGGATTTCCCGCGCACCGTCGTTGCCCATTACAAGCAGGACGTTGCCGCAAAGCATTGCCCTCCTCCGAGCGCTTCGATGGTTATCTTCAGTGGCAGCGTTAAGCCATCAATCGTGCAAGATGTTTGGCTCAAAAAGGCATGGGTATGATCTCACTCATTCTTCCGTATTGGCAACGTCAGGCTGCGGCGGATGCGGCGCTTAGTCTGCTCGCCAAACATTACGCCGATCTCTCCCTTGAAGTGATTGTCGTGGATGATGGCTCGCCCATTCCTTTCCGCGCACCAGAAAGCATGCCCTTCGCTTTGCGAGTAATCAGACTGCAACAGAAGAATGATCCAAAAGATCCATGTGTTCCAGTAAATGCTGGGGCGAATGCTGCTGCTGGCGATTATCTCGCGTTATCCTGCATCGAGATTCTGCATGTGAACCCGGTGCTGCCTGCGATGCTTGAGCAATGCATGAACGGTGATGAGAATACTTACGTGCTCGCAGCGGTGTGGGCTCCAGAGTCCAATCGCTGGCATGTTCACAGTTCTCTCGCTGATGGGCGGCCCGCCGCCAGAACCAACATTCGCATGCCCATCGGGGCGCATTACAACTTCATGGCAATGATGAGCCGTTCACTATGGGATCATTCCGGCGGTTTCGATGATGATTACCGTTCCGGTGCTGGATACGGAGATGCGGATTACATTTTGCGCTTGCAGCGCGCAGGAGCTCATTTTCATATACGCGATGACTTGGTTGTTCATCATCCTCGTGCTGGAGCGCATGCGAAATGGACGCCAGAAATGTTCGAGCGCAACCGAAAACTCTATATCAGCAAATGGGCACCGTCTTGATCGTGGGCTCCGCACCTTGTGTCAGAGCCGATTTGGAAGCAGCGCGGATGCTGCGACCAAGCGCAGAACATATTGCCGTCAAATTCTCGGTGGCGATCGTCCATGCTGCGATCGCCGTCACGCATCACGCTGAGCATGCGAGCCGCATGAAGAAGCTGCACCGCGAAATATGGGGCGATGAGGTCTATATTCACATGCCGAAGAAACTCATCAAGCCGGAATTCATGCCGTATATCGACTACATCTGGAGTGAACTTGCTGGTGTTGGAGGTACTTCATCTTGGGGTGCCGCGCGCCTCGCGAAACTCCTTGGATACGAGGAAGTAATCCTCTGCGGTTGCCCTCTGGAAAGCGCGAAGGATGGCGAGCTCTACCATGATGCCGAGATTTTCGAGGCAGCTAATCGTGTCGGGGCATCGCGCCATCGCGGGGAGCCGTGGGCGAATGAGGCGGCCGTGCGCCAATATCAACGTAAGATTTCCGACCAGGTCGATCAAGGATTGGCGACCGGAATTTATTCGATGAGCGGCTGGACCCGCGATAAATTAGGAGCGCCCAATGGCCGGTGAAACAGACATCTCGATTTGCTCATCCGCACTGATCCTGCTCGGACAACCGGCGATTGCTTCCTTCACCGAGGATTCCGATGCCGCACGCACTTGTGCGCAACTCTACGAGACGCAGAAGGCGGCATTGCTGGCCGCCTACCCGTGGGCCTTCAGCAAGAAAAAGGTGCAGTTGGCGCGTTTGGTGACGGCGCCTATCTCCGGGTGGAGTTACCAATATACGATGCCGACCGACCGGGTAGGCGAAGCATTCGCCGTGTTTTCATCAAGCGCTGTCGGTGCGCGCCCGATCCTCGAATACGACATCCAGGCGGGGCGGCTCCTCGCTGGTGCGACCGAACTCTGGCTCGACTATCAATACAACGCGGATGAAGCCGATATGCCGGCGCATTTTGTCCAGCTTCTTGTATTCGTGCTGGCATCGATCTTCGCCGAGCCGGTGACTGAAGTTACCAGCAAGAGTGCCTACTGGCATGAGATCGCTTACGGAAACCCGTCGGATAACATGCGCGGCGGCTACTTTCGCACGGCAGTCGGCATTGACGGCCGCGGACACCCGAATCAGGCAATCAATTCCGACGAGCTGATCAACGTGAGATTCGCCTGATGGCCCGGTTTGTCTCGATACAGAGTAACTTCAGCGTCGGCGAAATCGACCCGCTGGTGCGCGCTCGACTCGACCTCCAGCAGTATTACAACGCCTGTCAGCAAGGCCGCTACGTGCTGTTTCAGCCGCAGGGTGGGTTTCGTTGGCGGCCCGGAACGAAGTTCATCTTTCAGCTACCGTCAGCAGCGAATCCCGGGAGTGGCGTCAAGTGCGTCCCGTTCGAGTTCTCGGTGGATGATTCCTACATGCTGGTATTCGTGAATCTCCGCATGTACGTGTTCAAGAATAAAGCCCTCGTCACTGACATCAACGGCGTGACCGATCAGGATTATCTTGTGACGACGATTACTTCCGCCATGCTCGCCGAGATGAGCTGGACGCAATCTGCGGATACTCTGATCGTCGTCGAAAAGGATATGGAGCCGAAGAAGATCGTGCGCGGCGTGACCGACGCCGACTGGACGATCTCAGACATCACATTTGATTCGATACCGCTCTATCAATTCACGACTACGACGATCAACGAGCCGGCGGCGACACTCACTCCTTCCGCGACCAGTGGCAATATCACACTGACTGCCAGTGCCCCCGTATTCGTAGCCGGGGATGTCGGAAAATACGTGAACGCCGAACCGGCCGGTCGCGCCCGCGTTCTCGGATTCACCAGCACGACCATTCTTTCCGCGGTAGTGGAAATTCCATTCTTTTCTACCACAGCGATTGCTTCCGGCTCCTGGGATCTGGAGGGCAATTACGAAGAAGTCTGGTCGAGTACCCGCGGCTGGCCGCGCACTTGCGTATTCCACGAAGGCCGTCTGTTCTTCGGTGGTTCCAAGTCGCGCCCCTCTACGGTGTGGGGCAGTCGCGTCGGCTTCTTCTTTGAGTTCTCACAATCGACCGGCTTTGCGGATGACGCGGTGGAGCATACCACGGGCTCTGGGCGCTTCAACGCCATCACCGACATGATCAGCGGTCGTGATCTGCAAGTGTTCACCACTGGCGGCGAATACTTTGTCCCTCAATCCGCAAGCGAACCGATCACGCCAGATAACTTCTTCATCAAGACCGCGACCCCGAATGGCTCACGCGTGGGCGTGCGCGTACAGCAACTCGAATCCGGCACGCTTTATGTCCAGCGCGAGGGCAAGGCGCTACAGGAATTCCTGTTCAACGATGTTGAGCTCGCCTACATCTCGAACAAGATCAGCCTTCTCTCCGGGCATTTCCTACTGGAGCCGAAGCGCATGGCGTTGCGCCGGGCAACTTCCACTGATGAGGGCGATCTGCTACTCATCACCAACGATTTAGACGGCACGATGGGTGCGTGGATGCTGCTGCGCTCGCAGAACGTGATCGCGCCATCGCTCTGGTCAACCGAGGGCTCGTTCATCGACGTGGCGGTGGACGTGGATACGATCTACACGGTGGTCGAGCGCCAGATCGGCTCCAACTTCGAGTATTACGTCGAGGTATTCGATCTCGATTTGAACACCGATTGCGCCTTCACCGGCGCTGCGGCATCAAGCGCTTCCGGTATTCCATATACCAGCTTGACGGTAGACCTCCTGCTTGATGGCACGGTGCAGGAGCAGCAGACGGTGGATGGTTCAGGCGTCGTCACCTTCCCGCGCGCCTCAGTGACTTCCTACGAGTTGGGGATTCCTTTCACTCCGATCGTGACAACGATGCCAGCCGAGCCGAGGCTAGCGGCTGGCGTTCGCGTCGGATTCAAAAAACGCATCCCGCAAGTCAATACGATGGTGAAGGACACGCAACACTTCACGGTGAACGGGCAGGAAGTATCATTCCGCACTTTCGGTTCATCGCTACTGGACGAGCCAGTCGTGGAGTTCACAGGTACAAAGCGCATCGGAGGATTGCTCGGGTACTCAGAGGAAGCGCAGATCACCTTCTCGCGCACGGTGCCATTGAAGGCTACGATTCTTGGCGTCGATTATCGCGTCGCCGTTCACGGAGGTACCTGACCATGATGTGGGTCGCCATTGCCGCTGTCGCACTCCAAGCCTACAGCTCCGTCAAGCAGGGCCAGCAGGAGCAAAAGCTCTACGAGCAGCAGGCAGAACAAGCACGCTTTCAGGCTCGCGTGCAGGCCACGCAATACGAGCAGCAGGCTAACCGAATGCTCAAGGCGTCCCTTGAAACGCAAGCCGCAGCTCGGGCGCGGGCGGCCGCTGGCGGCGTGGACCCATTCTCTGGCTCGGCCGGCTTCGTGCAGGACTTGAGCGCGAAGGAAGGAATCGAGGATTTCAAGATCCTGTCAGATAGCGCCACGCTTGCCCGCGAGAGCGGTCAACTTCAGGGGCAAATCTACGAGGATGCGGGCCGTTATGCGCGGCGCCGGGGGCTATTGGGAGCTGCTACAGCCATCGGACAGGGTGCGGCGAGTTATGGCCGGATAGGTGGCAGGTAATGGCTGAAGCGCTTCCCCGCTACCGCTCTCGCGCCCTCTTGGGCGATGTGCCCCGGCTCGACTTCGCCGCGGGCCGTGAGCAAGTGCGGCTGCAGTCTCAGTTCACCGAGACGTTGAATCGCATGTCGAAATTCGCCTTCGGCGTGGCCGAGGAGGAAGCCCGAGAGAAGGGACTGCAATACGGGGCCGAGAACCCGGTCACGGCCGAGCAGATTCGGGAGGCGACTGCTTCAGGACGCGATCCAGAAACGCTCTTTCAGGGCAAGCGCGGCGTATTCGGGCGCACGGTGTTCGGGGAAGCGGCGCGTGCCGCACAGGTGGCTTCCGTGGCATCCGAGATTCAGAGCGAAGCGCAGACGAAATTGGGTGCGCTGACAGTTGGCGTTGAGCGTGGCGAGATTCCGCTTGATAAAGCACGCTCCGATATTCAGGCAATGCTGGATGGCTATAGCAACGCGCTCGTCACGGTTGATCCAAAGACTTCGGTGCGGCTGCGCGCGGCGCTTGCGACGGACGCCAATTCGACATTCCTCAAGATCACGCAAACCTATTTCAAGAAGCAGGACGAGTTGCGCAAGGTCGCGGTCGATGCCTGGATCAATAACACGTTGCCCGGAATGATCCAAGCGCATATAGAAGCAGGCGCGACGCTCGATCCGCAAGGCGGGAAGATCACGCCGCAGCAGCGCATCGACACATTGAAGCCCGTATTGATGAACCAACTCGCTGCGATCGGAGACGATACCTATGCTCGGCAGGCAATGGAGAAGTTCGACAAGACCGTATCGCGGGCGCGTGTCAATGCTGTTTCCTCCTTCG